ATTTATATTAACCACAACCCCAGACTGATTTCGGAAAAAACCATCAGCGTCTTCTATCTTCGTCAATTTACTCATTACGTACCTTAAATTACAGCGATGACCCTCAAGTCTCGAACGATTGGAACCTTCGCACTATTTGTTGATTTGAAAACAATCTTTACTTGGAACTTCCGGAACGCAGTCAAGTCAGTACCACCTGTATTGTTGGTATCCCCAAAACCACCAATCGTGTATCGATACTCACGATAGATTGACGGGTTGGTATCGGTAGGCATTGTATTGTCCGAATATGCAGGAACCCAAGAACTGTTCAACAGTCCACTTTCCGCATCAGTAGTCTTGTAATAGACATCGAAATCTGTTGAGGGGTGTCTGTTTGCAGCCAGTATGATTTTAAGTCCAATTGCATCCTGTTCCAGAGTTACTGGAATTGTAACGTGTTTTGCAAGGTGCGTACCGGCGAATGGGTGTCTTTCATCAACCCAACTAATTGGTACGTTGAAACCATTCGTAGCAGCAGAATCTTGTTTGTCAATCAAGTTACCAACAAGAGTCAGACCCGCACGTTGCATGTCGATTACCGGAGAAACCCTACTGTCAGTTGTAGTCATGTACATCCTGATTACCGAAGACTTGGGATATGAATAGACACCCAATTCGTCCGCCTCATTCATTCTATTCGCAATCATCCTAGGTGCATCAAAGTAATAGTTCGAACCATTCTTCAATGGTTGCCAAGCTGCGGACTGACTAAATCTACCATCGGCAGAGTCAACCAGAGAAGATTGTGACAAGAACTTACCAACCATAGTAATGTTAGTTGTCTCAGGTTTCATTGTCATAATTGTGGGGTTGACAATTTCAAAAGTCATGTTAGTATGTGCAGTACACTTACCACCACCAAACCTTCCGTCCGCATTTGCAGATGAGTCAGCGGCGAACTGGAATGCAGTTCCGTCTACACGGGTAACGAGTCTTTCACCCATAATGTCCGAACCAAGAATACCGTTGTAAGTTGTCGAAGAGTCAAGTCCAAAAATCTTAGTCTTGTCACCATACCTCAAACCGTGGTTCTTGTTGATAACGGTGATTGTATTACTACCGTTGTAACTACGGAAGGGATTCTTCGACAGAACCAATGGGGGTACATTAACGTTTTCAAGATATGCGTTACCCTGAGAAACGAAGTCCGCCCTCTTGATTTTAAATGCAAGGTCTTCGTCCTGAGAAGGTTCCCACAACGTAGAGTTCTGAGACTTGAACAACGATCCCAAGTATGGTTGTTTCGCAATTCTCTTCTCTGTAGATCCAAGTTCGAAATCGGTCACGTGTGAGATGAACACCTTGTATTCCATCGAGGCAGAGATAAGAACGATTGCATACTCTGTCCTACCTTTCAGGAAGATCGGTTCATCAAATTTAAATGTCGTTCCATTCGCCAACATTTCCGCAGTAGTTGGATCTTGAATATTTACATCATCCGGATCTTTGATCGCAGTAACCTGAGCGGGAGTTTTGAATACAGTAGATCCAGGCACAATAGTATGTGCACTAGGTACACCATTCACAACTGGTCTAAGTTGCAATTGAACCGGAATGTCTCCCGCATCCTTAGTTGCAAAGTAAACTTCAATCTCAGTCGCAAATATACCGTTCTGTTCGTCAATAGAGAACGTCTGTGCGAGAGGGTCACTATAGACAGGAGGTGGAATTGGTACGACTGTTACGTCCGTTACCGTATCCGTTTCTGTTGTGTTCGTTACAGTTTCGGTGATAGTAGATTCTGTCTGAATGTCTGTAGCAGTACTTGACGTAATAGCGTTACTTGTCGTAACAGTAGATTCTGTATTTGAATTCACGTCTTCTACTGTAGTGGACTCACCGACAATCTCCAATACACGTGTACTATGAACCGTGTCTTGCATTACATCGATGTGACCAACCGCATCATACAACGCCGTTGCGAATGAGAGAGACTCATCCTTATTATACACACTAATGTCGATCAATGCAAATTCTCTTGTACCACATTGGAATCGCATAGCACTGTTATTAGGAATCTCAAACTCACCTGTTACTGTACCGTTTGCATCAGAAAGAAGAAGTGCATCGGCGACATCTTCACTGTGACCAACCGAAGGAATTAGGTTAGTTCTACGGAACTCAGGATTACGTTGCGAAATTCTTTCGAAATCTGTAGTTCCTTTGATGAATGTACCAACGTAAGTTTGGTCAAAGAATGGGAAGTAACGAGTGTTCGGTCTGAGACCAGTACCACGGAAACTTACCACACGAGAACGCATGAAAGGAATAGTAAGAACGTCGATAACGTTAGTACCCACAGTTTCTCTAATTGTATGTTCACCAGCCACACGGTTAACCGTTGTGGTTGTACTAGTTGATGTTGTGGTAGTTGTATCTGTGGTCCACTCAGTATCAGTAGATGTCGTAGTTGTTTGTGCCAAACTGGTGTTTGTGACGGTCTCGAACTGTTCTCTTGTTTCGATATCAGTTGTAGTCACAGTATCAGTCGTAGTTACGATAGATCCAAACGCACCTCCCACACCCGCACGAACAAACGTGTCTCTACCACCTTGACCAAATTCCCATACATCGCCCGGCCCCCAAGGTACAATTTCCCAACCGTTCACTTCAGTAGTCACAAATTCTTCTGTCCCTTGCGAAACAATTTCGGACTGTGTACCCAAAGACTCTGTATTTGAAGTAGTACCAGTTACAACCCATTCCCCCTGAGAAACGTTTACTGATACACCTGTAATACGAGGTGTACTAACATCTACCGTTGTGGTTGTATTTGTACCTGTTACCTGAGATGAAGTTGCACCAACTTGAAGATCGTTAATGTCTACTCCACCCCAATCCCACTGGTGCGAGTTCCAAAGAACCGCCTGAGAAGTATCAAGTACCGCACCCTGATCAATAACGTGAGGCGCTGCAATTTCCGTCTCCCTCCAGTGATCAGATGCGGGAGACAAGTCGATGTGTCCTTCGATCTTTTCGATGTGGAAGGGGTTTAGGTTTTCTGTCCTAGACGCAACAGGTTGTTCTAACCAATTAACTTCGGTATAATCAAGTAATATCAAGTCACCTTTCTTAGTCACCGCATCTTGTGCAGCCTGTGCAGAATCCCAGAACAAATCGATGTTGTGTGTTCTGTGTGAAGGACGCAAAAGTTTTTCTTGTGGGTCAAGTGACGCACGATACTCTACGTTCTTTGTATCTGAGAATAGGTGATTTGCAAAGTTGTCCACAAAGAAACCGGACTTAGTTCTACTCAAACCATTGGAGTCTTGTACCTGTAAACTTAGGGTTGACAACTCCAATAGAGAGAGTGTCGCCATCTCTTCTACCTTATCAATCCTCTTATCCAGTTTACCAATGTCTTCCATTGTGTATCCCTTCATGGGAAGAAGACGCGATTTCAAGTCCTTGGTGTGAAGAGTGAAAGGTTCGAGGTGGAACTTATACAAATCGATACAGTCAACGGGTGTTGTTGGGAAAGAAGGATCCAACTCAGGAACACCTTGCAAGTATCTCAACTCACCGTTCTGAGAGAGAATCAACTTGTCTTTACGTCCAACATAATACGCCACGTCAGCGGAAACTAGATCCGAAGGTTGTGGTAGTTCGTTGACAACGTTAAAAGATCCAGAACCGTTAGTTGCAGGACGGAAGTCAACTACGTCTCTAAGTGAGACAAGTCTTCCATCATCTGTTCTGTGTACCGGAATATCTCTGTAGTTTACCTGTCCTGTATAGGAGTTTACAGCAAAGAAGTCACCGTTACCGTGTTCGAAATATTTGTATCGAACGAATACTGGTTCCTGATCTGAGTCAAGACCAGTGTTTTTGTAGATGAGTCTACCGTCATCGTAGTGAGTGTCTTTCAAACCCGTGTCGAGAATGAAGTTACCGAAGATGTTATCACCATCGGAGTCGTATTTTCGGACTCTCAAAAGTTGATAGATATCGGACTTACCAAGTTCGATGTACTTGTTTCCGTTTCCATCCGAATCCAGAGTCGCTGTTGTCGTTGTCTCTTGCAAAGTCTTGGATCGAATAGTTGCATTACTCTTTCGAACGTAAGTTGCAATCTCGTAGATAGTACCGCTGCTCAGACCACTAATCGTAGCAGTGTTTCCTCCTCCACCAACAGATACAGTCCAACCCGTAACAAACGCATCAGTTGAACTAGCGATTACCCAATCACCAGTATTTGTAAACGCTTCGTCAAGACTGGTTAATGTTATTGTAACGTTACCTGAACCATCTGCTGTACCACTCTTTACCCTTTGACCCGTGACAGACATATCACTGAAAGACTGAGGTCTTGGGAAGGGAAGGTCAAACATCAGTTTCTTTTTCTTGGTATCAAAAAGAGTCTGGTTGTTCGCTACATAGTTGTTGTAGTATGTTCCCGCACTACCGAACGAACGAACATCTCTCGAACTCTTGTTCGCTGTGGTGATTCGAATGTTAAACACGTGTAACTTATAGAGACCGTTCTGCCACTCTGTAATTGCACGGGCTCTACATGTACCAATTGCAGTACCACCAAGATTTGCGGAATCATAAAGAGTCATCTCTTCACACGAACCGAAATCGGGCATACCTTGACCACCAGCCGTATTAGATACCACAAAGTAGTTACCGTAATCAACCGGCACACTTTCGTTGTTAAAGGTATACGTCTGTTTTGGTCTGTCTACCAGAAGTGTAGAAGGTGCTCTGATATCAACACGATAACCATTAATGTATGCGGTGCCAGGCGTTACCTTTAATTTGAATGTGTCATCATCATTGGGTGTAAAGTTCGCCTTGAAATACTTCTTAATGAAGTTACCAGAAATCTCTTTATTTCGTACAGCGACAAAATCTTTTACCGAATTGAAACCATCAACCTTCTTCGCCTGACTGGTAATCACACCAAGGTAAATATTCGCCGCACGTACATAGTTTTCGTCTGCCGCAAGATCTGTTTTCTTAATAAGAGTTAATCTAATTCTGTATCGATCAGCGCCGGGCGAGGATCTGTTTGGAGTCGCACCTTGGTTGTCAAACAACGCCTCGTTATCAGAAGAAGTTACAATGTCTTGCGTAACCTTAAATCCAACCTCTCCAGTAAAGTTTTGTGCATACTTCTGTGTGACAATAATTTGATTTTCGTTGAACACGAAGTGTCCCTGAACATAGAAACTACCAGCGTTTACTTCAAAAAGGTTACCCAATCCGATTGCGGGGTTTGTTGAAGTGTTGGTTGTTTGTACGTCAAAGGCTACTGCTGACAGTCCAATATTACCAGTCAACGTTTCGCCGGGCGTTACTCTTGGGTTGGTTGCTAAAACTGGTCCACCGAACCCATCAGAATCCGCTTGGTCTCCAGCGTCCAGATATTGAACGTAAAGTGTTTCGGGATCACCCGTATTGGTATCTGCGGCAATAGCATGTACTACCTTTACCTTCAGTCCTGATTGACCACCTGTGAGAATTACGTTTCTCAGAGTTGTTTTATCTGCGGGTAAAGGGGTAGTCGCTGCAATTTTAATAAACGGTAGGTCATTATAGTGTGACATACCGCCTGGATTTACAGGTGCACCATCAACAAAGATGTTACTTGCAAACCTCTCAATCTCCGATTGGATTATGGTTTGAAGTTGAGTTAACTCACGGGCCTGAAGTGCACGTCCACTGTTAAAGAGGATTCGATGATAGTTATCACTATCTTTAAAATCATCCTTATAGGAAGTTCTAAAAATCTGTTCTGTATACGGTTTTACCATTTCTTCACAACCTTAGAGTTGAATTACTATTTTAATATCTTCGGTCTGATCGTTAGACCTAAAGACCGCTGCGCGGTTATCAATATATAGAAGTTCTCCGGAGTGTTTATCTACAACTCCCGTAAGAACCTTGTCCACTGTAGCAGTAGTTGCACCACCACCCTCTACGATAGAGATAGTTTCGCCAGAATCGAATACCGTAAATCCGGTGTATTCGTTCTGTGAGATAAACACACTGTTCGAGTCTGTATCGACAATGTATGCCTTAGCACCAGAAGTACCACCTTGAATTACGAGGTCGTTTACAAAAGGACCATCCGTAATTGAAGTTAAGTCTAGAGAGTTGAGTGCAAGTCCGGTCTCTTCTGTAAATGCAGAATCCACCAATTGAGATTTCATGATGTTCTTGAACAATCCGATTTGACGGAAATCTTGTGACACAACAAATGTGTTCTTACCATTTACCGCCTCACCACCATCTGGTTTAGTGTTAAACATAATTGCAGAAGACTTGAGGTCATTACGTGCATCAAAACCAAGTCCTTTTTCGGGTCCAATGATGGGTCTGATTGACCCACCGGCGCCACCACCACCAGTCAAGGTTACGTTTGCGTAAGTATAGTTTTGACCGAATGCGATAGAACCATCGGAACTATCCTTGACATAAACTTTAGTGATTGTGTTACCCGCAGTCTCAACAACCGCCTTTGCGTTTGTACCGTCTCCAACTATTGTGGCAGTAGGTGCACTTGTATATCCGGTTCCACCATTTACAATAGTGTAACCCAAAATCTGTCCACCAACCGCAGCCTGTTGAATCAGTTGTTGTTCTACGTCTTCCGCAGGAGAGTCGGAGTCAACTCCAATTTGATCTAACAGAAGTGTCGCACCTGAACTGTCTTGCATTTTCGCAACGGGAATGTACGCAGACGAAATAAACTTAGACGCCTTCAATGCACCAATAGAGTACAGGAATTTCCACATGTAACCGTCCACAGTTCGGAACGGAGTACCCTCAGTGTTTCCTGTTGGTTGAATTGTAGATGCGATTACCTGAGGCGGGTTGGCGTTTGTTCTACTCTGTTGCAGACAGATATAAACCTGTTGGTTATCGTTCATGGCGTAATAGGAGTTTGTGGGATAACCGTCTTGGTTATCGTTGTATCCAGAATAAACCGCACCAGATACCCAGTTCTCACGAGGAACGACAAAGGAAATGTCTGTGATATTTTTTACTGACTGTAAATCAAGACGAAGGTTTCTTTCATCCCGAACAGTATTATGAGGAACAGGTGCAACATCAGAATCATTCCAATCCTGAGAACGACCAATTCCCGCATAATAGTAATTATCGGAATCTTTAAAATCCTTATATATGTCAACAAGGAGTTGTTTTTTTAATTTATCTGTAATAACCGCAGCCATTTATCTCGTCCTATTTTATGCCAATATAGCGCCTTCAGAATCACCACCAACGTTCAACACAATCCATTCCGTTCCGTCCCAAAGACATGTAGCAGATTGATTTACGAGTAATGTAATCGTCGAATAATTTTGCAAATTAGTTGGTGTGATTACCGCCGATCCACTATTCTGATTTATAAGATACTTAATTGTACCTTTATCGTCGTTTGATAGATCCCCCATACCACACGTGATACCACTACCCAAGTTAAACCAAGTTAAAGGAACGTTTGTGTTTACAGATCCTCCGGTTGCGGTAGTAAAGTTTTCATACCCAAGTTGCAGTCTGGTAGACAACTTAATTGCACCTGATCCCTTGGACTGAATATCCAGATCGATGTGGTTATCATCTCCAACGGCAGAAATTGTGGGTGGGTTGTTGTTTGTGTTGTTCTGAATCTTAACGTGGTTAATCGCCCCAGCAGTTCTCGCAAATTCCAGATACTCATTACCATTACTGTCTTGGAAGTTACCGCCTCCCGAAACACCACCAATCTTCGCATTTTCGATGACGGGTGCGTGAAGTTCTTTATTTGTTAGTGTCTGTTGGTGATTGTTGAACGTAAACTCATCACTATCAGTCAATGGGGGTAATGTGATTGTACGACTTGCCGCAATGTTCGAAGACACCAGATCATATGTGTGACTTGAGTCTGTGTCCCAAATTTTAATTGCGGCCGAAGAGTCCGGGCCCAATGATTTGAAATACGGAGTAACTAAAGTTTTGTTTGTGAGGGTCTGTGTCGCCGAGTCTGAAATCAACACACCAGTATGATCTGGTAGTGTCAAAATTTGATTTGAAGTCGGTGTAGGTGGTCCCAACCTTACTTCATAAGTTGCACTATCAAAAACTAAGTGGTTACTATCAAACGAGACTTGTGGCATCAAAACGGTACTGTCTCCACCCAGTTTGAGGTAGAGTTCGGTAAGGTTTTGTTCTATCTTTAGGGTTGCCGCACGAAGTGTATCACCTGTACCATCGTTGGCGGTAGTCCCTCTATTAAGAAGTTGTCTTGTCATCTTTAGTTACCCTAAAATCCTATACGTCTATTTATACTAGTATTACAGATTGTTGTTGTAATCTGAATCAAATAATTCGTCAAGGTTACTGATATCGTCCGAATCCTTCCAATCAAACTTGTCTTGGTCGATAGTTTCTGTAGAACTGATATCGAAACCACTGTGTGAAACTGCACCAGTGTTACCATCCGAATCTTCATCAAGAGTCGGAGAATCGACTTCGATCATCTCAGCGATACTGGTGTACAAGTTGGCGACCTCTTCGAGAGTCGCATCCTTAACGTCACTAAGATCGTTACCGTACTGATTCGGTTGTGTTGTCTGGTTACCCAGTGTCGTTCTAAACAATTGCGTTGTCCCGTCTGGTGCGTTGAAATCGAACAGACCAGTTGCACTTGTTCTCGCAATCGGAGTTATTGCAGCCTCTGTTTCGATAATAAATGGCGGTACATCGAATACGCCCGGATTTGGTTGATCTTC